CTAAGGGGCCCTAGACATCGTGAGATGGCTTGACACAGAAATGTGTTTTCCTGCAAACTCTTCACTTTTCACCTATTTGGAGGCCACTATGACTCTCCGTTTTCGCTCGCGCGACTCATCCGTAGCTTTTCCGCAGGTAGTAGGTTCGACCTTCTATCGGAACAAGCGGAACGGTTATGAGATGCCAGGCACCGGCCAGGTGCTGCATTTTGCACCCGGCGTCGTTGAGAAGTGTTTCGATACTCTCAACGAAGGGCCCCCCTTTGAAACGGGTGGACCTTTCTTCCTGGTTCGAGTTACGGAGCCTACGGGAATCGCAGGGTCCGGCACCATCTTTCCTTATCAGTCGTTGTCAGAAGCTCCAGCGGGTTACCCGCTGAAGGGCCAAAGCGGCGACTTATGGCAGGTTGGTTACAAGGGTTCGTTTATTCACACAGGTCTTCCTGACCTGGTGCAGATTGGGGGGAAAGATATCTCATCCCCGTCTGACTACCGAACCCAGCTGAATCCAAACGATCTCCAATCCCTCGGGAACACAGCCTACGCAAGGCTGCGTCCAAAAGTTGAGAAAGCTGGTCTCGGGCAGGCTATTGCCGAAGCCCGAGATGTGCCTAAGATGTTGAGTACTACCGCAAAAGGTTTCCACTTCGCGTGGAAAGCTATGGGCGGCTCTCAGCACATCCCTGTTTGGAATAACTTGAAGGGAACGGTTGCTTCGCACGTTACCAACGTGCGAGCCGCCCCTAAAAGTGTTGCAAATCACTTTCTCAATGCCCAGTTCGGCTGGGCTCCTTTTGTTAAGGATGTTAGTGACATGCTTAACCTCGTCACTGACTACGTCCACATTCTCGATAACGCTGAGAGGCGTAACGATAGGTGGCAGCAGAAGGAGTTTCACGAGGATGACATTCTGAGCGATACCCTGGTGTACAACGATACGAAGAGTTCGAACTCTCCGATCTTCCGCACCTATCTGGCCCCTGCTCTAGGGTCCGGAACATGTACTAGGGTTACTCTCCAAGTTCGCCGTCAGAAACTGACACGGATTTGGTACAGTGGCTCATTCAAGTACTATCGCCCCGAATTTGACAGGGGGACGGACATGAATGATCGTGTTCGCGCGGCTAGGCAGTTTCTAACACTAGCCGGGGCTAATATTA